CATCGACGACGTGTTCAACCTGGATGGCTTCGTCAACACGCTGACCGTCAACGTGTACAACGCCCTGGCCAATGCCAAGAAACTGGGCCAGACCCCAGATGGCCAGCAGGTCCTGATGGATGCGGCCGCCCAGGTGGGCCAGCGCTACATTGACAACGGCTATCTCGGCCCGCGCATCTACACCAGCGAAGAGACTGGCGATGAACTGCTGAGCGATGGATACGAGATCCTGAGCAAGGCCGTCGACATCCTCGACCTGACCGATGCTGAGCGCGCAGAGCGTTTCTCGGCCCCAATCCGCATACGGGTATTCCGTGCCGGCGCAATTCACGCCGTAGACATCACCGTCGACGTCGAATAAGGAGAGCCAGAGCATGGCACTTAGTGACCTGTCTGTAGAAAACACGATCATCGTCCTGACTGGTGTCGGGGTCATCGATGACTGGGGTCGCACCGACCCGCCGTTCACCGTCGAGCAGATCGACGACTCGGCGGTTCTAAGTCGCGGCCTGGGTGGGAACGCTGTGCGCTTCCACCGCAAAAATCCCGGCTTGCGCGTAACGCTGAACTTGATGCCTGGAAGCCCTCAAGCTCTGGCCCTGCAGGCGCAGGTCAACGCCAAATCCGAAGTGTCGGGCTCCTATGCCTCAGTGGCCGGGTTGGAGGGTGCGGTGTTCTCAGAGGGTGTGGTCACCCGCGGAAAGTCAATGGCGCGCGGCGGCCCAGGCCTCAATGACGCAACCTTCGTCATGGAATTCAACAAGGCGAAAATCGCATGACCCAGGCCCAAGACTTCGTTCGAACTATCGAGCACGAGGGCGTGACCTACGCCTTCGGCATGCCTAGCGCCGAGAAGCAGCGGGCCGTACTGTTCCGCCTGGGCAAGTACGGTGTCGAGCCGCTGATTCGCGGCCTGGCCCAGGCGGAACTGGGCGCAGCCTCTTCGGTGGCCATTGCCGGTCAGATCGTGGGCGTGATGTTGTCCCGCATCCCCGAGGATGACTTCAACTTCATCTGCGACACGATGCTCGGGAAGCTCCACAAGGATGGCCAGGTGGTCGGCATGGAGCAGTTCTCTGGCCGACTGAAGACCTACTTCACCCTGGTGGTTCTGGCCCTCGGGAACGTGTTCGAGGATTTTACCGGACTCCTGACCCTCTTCCAGAGCTCTACCGGTTCAACCGGGGAGCCCGGGGCGAGTCAGGAGAACGCCTCAACCCAGCCATCGACTGGGACCTCTGGCGACCCTGCGTAGGCATCCCTGGGGTTTGCCCTCCGCTCTGCACCTACAAAGACCTCACTGACGGCACCTACTCGCTGGGATGGGTCAAGCGCGCCAACCTGGCGATGGATGAAATGCTGTACGTGCGGCAGCTGCACGACGAGAGCCGGAGAAACCAGTAATGCGCGTCCTCGAATCGTTCCTCATTGCTCTCGGCATCAAGGTCGACGAGAAGTCTTTCCAGAAGGCCGACGCGGCTTTCGGCGGGCTCACCAAGTCAGCGCTGCAGTTCGGCGCCGTGTTGGCAAGCAAGCTGGCCATCGATAAGGTGGTGGGCGACTTCAAGAACGCCGGCACCGAACTGAACAACTTCAACCGGCTGACCGGGCTCAGCACGCAGAATGTGCAGGCTCTGGGCCAGGCTCTGGCCGCTCAGGGCGGGAATGCGCAAGACGCTTTCGCGGCCATGCAGAAAATCCAGGACCTGATGGCATCGCCCATCACGGGGAATGTCGGCTGGTTTGGCGATGTGGCCAAGCTGGGACTCGATCCGAACGCAATTATTGGCGCGCAGGACACGGCCGAGGCCCTGGCCAACATCGCCGGCGCCTTCGAGAAGATGACGCCGCTGAATCAGCGCCTAGCCGGCCAGGCCTTGGGCTTCGACGAGAACACCATCCGCCTGCTGATGAAGGGGCGCGACGAGGTCGAGAAGCAGCTAGATTCCCGCAACAAGCTGGGGATCATGACCCAGAAGCAGGTCGAGGACGCCGCCCGCCTCACCAAGGCGAACGCCGAGCTCAACCTGGTCTTCAGTGACATGGGCAACACCATTGCGGGCGAGCTGGTGCCGGCCTTCGCCGAATTGGCCGAAGATTTCACCGCCTTCTACCGCGACAACAAGGATCTGGTGGACTCTGGCCTGGAGGCTTTTTTCGGGACCCTGGCCAAGAATATCGAGCTCGTCTCGGCCGCCCTGGTGCTGATGGGAGGCGCGAGCGCCCTGAAGGGCCTTGCTGCTCTGCGTGCACTGATAGGCATGGGCGGTGCTGCAGGCGCTGCTGGTGCCGCCGGCGCGGCCGCAGGCGGTGCAGCTGCAGGCGCATCTGGACTGGCTGTGGCCGGTGGTAGCGCGGCTGCGCTGCTGTACTCCGGCAGCCTGAATGCCGGTGAAGACCAGGAGCTGCTGAATAATCGTCTTCGCAAGGGCGGCTCAGAGGCCGCTGCAGCCGTCATGGACTTCTTCCGCGCCAAGGGCTGGTCTGCTGAACAGGCGGCCGGCATCGCGGCGAACCTTGAGCAGGAAAGCGGGTTCAGGTCTGACGCCGTCGGCGACGGCGGGAATGCCTACGGCCTGGCTCAGTGGCACCCGGACAGGCAGGAAAACTTCGCCAAGTACTCCGGCAAGGACATCCGCAACTCCACCGCAACCGAACAGCTCGAGTTCATCAACCACGAGTTGACCAAGGGGGCCGAGAAGTCAGCGGGCGAGCGCCTTAAGTTGGCCGCAAGCGCAAGGGAGTCCGCAGGCATCGTCTCGCGCTATTACGAGCGACCAGCAGATGCCGACGGTGAGGTGTCCAGGCGAGGCGATATCGCCGACAGCTACGGTCTTCCCCAGGCGCCAGGGTCCACAGCACCTGTTGTGGACCTGCGCGACCCCGAGCAATGGGCAAAGGTGCAGGCTGACCTGTCCAAATCTGGGCAGCAAGGGCCGAGCATCCTGGATCAGATCGACGCATGGGCGAAAAAGCAGCGCCGGGCGCCGGAGCAGTACACGGCAAGCGACGTTGTTACCCCAGCTGCATCGCCATTGGCGCCAGCGGCCGGCCCTGCAGCATCTGCGCACACGTCGGAGTACAACGACAACCGCCAGTTCCATATCCATGGAGCGGACACCGAGAAAGTGAAGAAGCTCTACAACGAGCAGCTCAGCACGCTGATCGACCAGACGACCCAAGACTTCAGGAGCCCTGAAAAATGAGCATCGCCGATGGAGTCATGAGCATCTTTTCGAAGACGCTCCCCATGCTTGGCCCTATCGAGTTCGACGCCAAGCTTGAGGGGGCGACCAGCAAGGCCGTGCAGTTGACCGAGTTCCCAGTGGAGTTCGGCACCAATGGAAACGACCATGCGCGCCTGCTACCTGACCGTTACCTGCTTACCGGTGCTGTATCCAACACTCCGCTGGGGATAGGCCTGGGCGATCTGGGCATGATGGGTGTTGGCGCTATCTCCAGCGCAATTGGAGGCGTGGCCGGAGCTGCTATATCGACGGTTTCGGCCTACCTGCTCTCAGGGAGCGAGGCAACCCGGGCCGCAACCGCCTGGGCAGCTTTGACGGCTCTGCTGCAGTCACGGGCACGGTTCGACCTGGTCACCGAGTACGAGACGCTCAAGAACATGGTCTTGATCCGGCTGGATCAGCGCACCAGGCCTGATGATGAAGACGGCTTGGTCTTCGTTGCCGAGCTCCAGCAGGCCAGGGTCATCAGTTCGCAGGTAACCCGCGGCGTGACCTCAGCCGACCAGCTGCTTCAGAACGACCCGGTGGCCACCCAGGGAGCCCCAATGGTCTCGTCCGGATTTGCATCTGTCGAGGTGATCCAGTGAGCCGTTACAGGGTTGAGGTTCAGGCCCTTCCAGCTCAGGCCTTCAGCGCCCCGTTAGGTAGCAACACCCTGACCCTGGAGCTGCAATGGATGGCCAGTCTTGAGGTTTTCCGCGTCAACATCAGCACTGCTGCCGGATCAAATCTGACGTCTGGGCGCTTCCTTCTGCCGGGTGTCAATCTGCTGGCCGGTCTGTACCCGCCCCCAAAGGTGGATTACGGATCGCTCACCCTCGAGGGGAAGCAACCGACCCCGGACAACCTGGGCATCGACAATACGCTGGTGTGGTCCGATGAGCGATGAAATCTACCTACGCCGGTACCGGCTGAAGCTTGGCCGCGACTCGGGCGGCAAGATCTACGAGATGCGGCCTGACGGTGACGGCCTGCGCATCACATTCCAGGTAATCCACTTCGCCGGCAATGCTTTCAGCGTGGCCGAGATCACCATCTACAACGTGTCCGATTACTCCACCAGGCAGATGCTGGGCGACGGAACCGCCAAGAAATACCAGTTCATCTCGCTGGAGGCCGGGTATGCCAGCACCTTCGGCAGCGTATTCCTGGGCCAGATCACCAACGTTCAGAAAGTCATGGAGGACGGCGGCTCAACTCGTGGCGTCAAGTTCTTCTGCCGTTCACAGGCGCAGGAGCGGGACGAGCGCATCATCAACCTGACCCTGGCGCCGGAGACGGACCCAGTACAGATCATCGAGGAATGTGCCCAGCGCTTCGGCGGTGAAATCCAGTTCTTCGGGGATTTCGGCGACCTCAAGCGACGTTCCGGAGGCACGATCCTCCAGGGCAGCCCAGTCGCCTGCATGAACGAGCTGGCCAGCACTTGGGAGTTCGACTGGATGATCGAGAACGGCGCCACCAAGATCATCAAGAAGGGCTTCGCGATGCCGAACGAGGTGTTCGTCATAAACTCGGCGTCCGGCATGATCGGCTCCCCAGTGGTGACCGATACGGAGGTCGGCATCCGGTGCACGCTAAACCCCAAGCTGAAGCTTGGAGACACCATCAAGCTCGAATCCATGGCCCCGCAGTTCGAATTCTCCGGGGCCTTTTTCTATGAGGTCCCCCGTACGATCGGTGAGGGCTTCTACCGCATCAACTCCCTGGCCATCATCGGCGACTCCCATGGTGAGCCATGGGAAACCCAGATCAGCTGCCTGCGGCTGGACACGATGGCTCAATCCGGAATCTCTGATAGGGCTACCCGATGATTGACCCACTGGCATCCCGAACCCGGGAACAGTTCGCGAAGATGCTGCGCGAGATCTTCGGCGAGTACCTCAAGGACAACGTCCGGACAAGTGTCCCAGGGCATGTACTGAGCTTCGACCCGGCTACCCAGCTGGCCGAGGTTCAGATCGGGCTGATGCTCGAGGACAGGATGGGTAATGCCGAGCCGCGCCGCCCTATTGTTCGGGTTCCGGTGCAGTTCTGGGGAGCCACTGGAGGCACTCTGGAATGCAGGGTTGCTGATGGTGTTGAGGGCTCCATCATGTTCTCGCAAGAGTGCATCGACTCATGGGTAGATCAGGGCGGCGTGGCGGCCAAGTCGGAGCCGCGCCGGTTCTCCATAAATGATGCCTACTTCATCCCCGGTATTCGCTCGGTACCAGGGGCGATCACCGATTTCGCCAATGACGGCATCCGCCTGCGCAATAACAGCGGTTCGATGTACGCCTGGCTGAGGGATGACACGTCAATTTCGCTGAGCAACGGCGCCGGGTTCATCACCATCGGCGCCGACGGCACGGTGAACATCAACGGTGTGCTCATTACTCCGAACAGCTTGGTCACCACGCCGAACGACGTAGTCGCCGGGGCGATCAGTCTCAAGCTTCACCGCACATCCGGCGTGCAGTCCAGCAACCAGATAAGTGGAGTGCCTATCCCGTGACCGTTCGAAAGCTCGACGCCAACGGCGATCTGGCAATGGGCCAGGACAAGCTTCTGACCGGCTACTCGGCCGAAGAGGTAGCTCAGAACGTCCGGACCCGACTCAAGTTCTTCCTGGGCGAGTGGTTCCTGAACACAGCCGACGGCACCGACTGGTTCGGCGGTGTGCTGGGCAAAGGCTCACGCCTGGCTACTCGGGAGTCGATCATCCGTCGCCGTATCCTGCTCACGCCTGGCTGCGTGGGCATGACCGCATTCAGCATCACCTCGGATGCAG